GCGACATGGACTACTACGGCTACAACGACGCCGAGTGGGAGGTGCTGGATCGCAAGGGCTACAAGGCCGCATGGCTCGAGAAGAAGCTCACCAAGAGCGACATCGTCCGCATCGAGGCCGAGATCGCCGAACACTTCGAAACCGCTGACTGCTACTGAGGAGAACACCATGGAAACCGTAGACCTGCAAACCCGTATTGAGACCACCGAGCGCGACGAGGTCGTGTTCGTCGACAAGTTCAACGACGGCATCGTCTGGCTGTCCGTGCAAGTGCGTGGAGGCGGTGCCCACACCACCCTGACCACTGAGCAGGCCAAGCAACTGATCGAGGCCCTGAGCCGCGTGGTGGAGGCCGAATGATGAGCAAGCACACACCGGGGCCGTGGCACTTTCGCGTAGACCCAATTCATCAAGGCCAGTATTTCATCCGAGTCCAGTCTTATGGATTTGCACCATTGGCTACTGTGCGAGGCGACAAACGATCAACCCTCAAAGATTCTGAGGCCAACGCCCGCCTGATCGCCGCCGCGCCTGATCTTTTGGAGGCTTTGAAAATGGCAGTGAGCGCCCTCGAGCGATCGGACTATATTCAGATGGACGGCGACAGCTTTGATGTCGTCGATGAGGCCCGCGCCGTCATCGCCAAAGCGGAGGCCGCATGACTGAGCTTCCCACCTTCAGTGTGCATGAGCACCGGGTGACCTACGAGAACCCCAAGTGCATCACGGACGGCATCGTGCTGTACCGTGAGGCCATGCTGGAGATCGACACCACCAAGATGTCGCAGGAGTTCCTCTTGCGTCTGATGTGGCACATGGGCGAGGGGCACATCAGTGTCCGCGTGGCCCGCATGAAGGAGCAAGCATGAAAGAGCAGGACTGGGTCGAGGTATTCGACAACGCGATGCAGAACGCCATGGTGTATGGCACTGGGTTTGTGCGGGTGGCCAAGACAGAAAACGGCAGGCTCGAGTTGTCCGTAGTCAAGCCAGAGGACTACCAATGGCTGGAGCCAAACGAGGCCGTCAAGGAGGCTCAGGGCCGCGTCTATGACCTCCTGCTGGCCGACGATGGGCAGGCATGGAAGGAGGCCGAGCGTTACCTTGAGCGAGCACGGCCAGACCTCGCCATGCGACTGAGGGAGAAGCGATGAACGCCATCCGCCCCACCATGGCCAGATCCAGCCCTCGAGGCATGGAGACCGTACACCTTGGATCTCGCGAGAGCCGGGAGTTCATCGAGACCGAGGCCATCGACATCTTCACCACCATGACTAATGGGGGATGCACCTTCCAGCAGGCGCTGGGTGCTGTGTTCCTCAGCGGCATGAACCTCGCACACACACTGAAGGAGAAGCCAAATGGCTAAGTTGCCTTATATCTACACCATCTGTCCCCCGGGGCCAGAACCCAAGCAACCAACCGCCAGTTGTCCGGAGATGGGCAAGTTGCTCAAGAGTAGCCCTGACGGCGACTTGACAATCAATCAGAGGCGCACGGCGGTATGGGATTCGTGGTCTGGAAATCACATGGGTTTTATCGAGGACGCATTGCACGCGATGGCAAACCAAGGAGAGAAGAAATGAAAGTCAAAGAACTGATCGAACACCTGAATCTGCTCGACCCCGAACTCATAGTGGTGCGCCCCGGGTACGAGGGTGGCGTCACTGAGGTCGGCCACGTCACCATCATCCCGGTGTTCCTCAACGTCAACGAGGAGTGGTACTACGGTGAGCATGAGCAGATCGACGAGTTCTCGCACAAGAACTACCCCAACGCAGAGCGCGGCACCGTGGTGGAGTTGACATGACTGACAAAGACAAAAAATTTGAACGCATCGCACAGCGGCACATCGCCGACCTCAAGAAGTCCTCAAGATCAATGGTGGAGGATGCGGCGGTGCGTGCTGTTCACAAGGTGATGACTGAGTTTGCTCAAGGCGCGCACACTGAGGCAAAAGTCGAATATCACACAACGATGATTCAGTGCCCACACTGCGACGAGCCTGTGCGAGTACCAGCACAGTCGTACCCCGACAACTTCATCGACGCGCTGAAATACGATGTGGCGAAGCGGGATTCTGAGGCACAGCCAGAGCAGGAGCCTGTGGCGTGGTTGCACTGGTTACACGGGCCTGTGCGTTTGTTCTTAAACAAGGACGAAGCAATGATGGAACTTGACCGCCTAAATCGAGAGTACCCCGTGGACAAAAATGCCCGTCAAATGAAGCCTCTCTACACCACCCCACCACAGCGCAAGCCGCTGACGGATGAGGAAATAGACAAAATACCTTGGGAGCCACATGAAGGTAATCCTATGACCTTTGCGGAAGGGTTACGTTACTTTGCCCGAGCCATCGAAGCCAAACTGCGGGAGAAGAACGTATGAAGAGAAGCCAACTTGACGCCCTCTGGCACGAGGCCGAGGAGCAGTCCCGCAAAGAGGGTGTGATGTACACCCGGTACCACTTCGCCGCCCTCGTGGTGGCTAACAACCCGCCGCAATCGTCTATGGCTTGGCAGGAGGGCTACGAGGCCGGTGCGGCCCATGAGCGCACAGTGATCATCGATTCACTGAGGAAGCAGGCAGAACTGGCCGTGGATGACCTCGACCGGAAGTGGGCACTCGAGATGATTGAGGCGGTGAAAAGAAGGGGTGACAAATGACCATCCCCCGAGTTCTACGAGAGCAAGGGCTTTCACATGATCGACGCACAGCCCCGCAACGGCTCGCACTTCATGGTGAGGTTCGCTGAGTTCCCCGAGCCACAAATAATCACCAAAAGTGCCAGCGACTACCGGGCCATGCACAACAACGTGGCGCAATACCGTCGACTCAAGGAGAAAAACAAATGACACTCGAAATAGTACGCTTCGGCACCGCCCAGTTCTGGATCGATGAGGGTATGTACAGCATTGAGCAGATCGAGGAAATGCTGGCTACTTTCAAGGAGGCCAAGCGCATTCAGGATGAGCATTTGGCTCGATCAATTGAGCGCAAGGAAGAGATTGCCGCACGATTTTTCAACAAGGCCTTTAATCAGGAGGATGAAAAATGACCAGACAAGAGATCGACGAGATGATGAAAGACCTGCCCAGCCAGCGTGACTGGTACGCAACAGACTGGCGCTTCGTGGCTGACGAGATCCTTGCAGGGTTGGCTTTTCTGGCCTGCGTGGTTATGATCTGCTTACTTTAAAGCGATTGGATAGCGAAGCCAATGCGAGTCATAAGCGAACCAAAACCGATTCGGTAATCGTGGCGAGGAGATCGCTTTATCAAACTCTGACAGGCCGGAAAGACGGCCTTTCTCATGTGCCCAATTCAATGGTAAAATTACACGCACAATATCAACTGGATTCAAAACCATGGCAACTCAACAACGCATTTACCTTGTCGGCACTCCTGACGGCAAGACCCGCCTGATCAAAGCCGCCCTGCGCCAGCAGGCACTGAGCCATGTGGCCAACAGCATGCTGTCCGTGCGCGTCGCGTCGCAGGATGATCTGGTGGCCGAGCTTGGCAAAGGCACCCCGGTCGAGCAGTACAAGGCCCCCGAGCAGGCCGACCTGATCGACGAGGCCGCGCAAGAAGCGAACTGATAGCGAATCGGTTTTTTGTGTGGTGTTGACAGCCCTAAAACTCCAGATCACAATGGCACCCGTTGGACGTGGAACTCCAAAGCAAGCGAAAGCCGTTAGATCAGATCCCGACCCCGAATGGGGTGCCATTACCGAAAGGTGGTGGGTTCCACCGGGGTCTGACCTAACGGCTTTTTTGTTTTCTTCGTTTGACCGTGCCCCTTACGATAGCGAGATCCTGCATGGGAGGCGAGGGAGAAAACACCGGCTGGGCTTCACCCGCCAGCAAGCCGAGCGGCGTGTCTGCGAGCGACCGCACAAGACGCGAGTGACATGGGTGGTAACCACACTCGCATCGATGAATCGTAGCCTCCGGGTGCTCTGGTCTCTTGTGAGATGGGAGGGGATGGGATCTTCCCACCCTTGGGGAGCCTTTGCCGAAAAAAAGCGAATCGGTTTACACTCGAATCAACGCAACTCAACCGGAGAGGAATATGGCCAAGCCAGAAACCCCGAAACAGCCAAAGAAGAAGGCCGAGGCCGCTCGCGAAGCAGACGCCGCCATAAGCAAGGCCAAGAACCCCGAAGCGCCCAAAAAGAAGATGGGTCGCCCTTCCCTGTACTCCACGCACATCGCCAACGTCATCTGTATCCGTATATCGGAGGGAGAGAGTCTCAGACGAATCCTGATGGAAGACGGGATGCCGAATCAGTCGACTGTCTACGAATGGTTGCTGAAGCACCCAGACTTTGCCGAGAAATACACACGCGCTCGCGAAGAACAGGCAGACACGCTGGCCGACGAGATCATCGCCATCGCCGACGAGACGCCGGAGATGCAACCGATCTACGACAAGCAGGGCAACGTGGTCGACATCAAGATCGACTCAGGGTATGTGGCCTACCAGAAGCAGAGGATCGAGGCCCGCAAGTGGACGGCCATGAAGCTCAAGCCCAAGAAGTACGGCGACAAGCTGGAACTGTCCGGCAACGCCGAGAACCCGCTGGTGGTCGAGGCCCAGTCTGAGGCCAAGCAACTCTTCAGCGCCCTGCTGGAGAACATGGAATTGACCAAGGCCAAGCGGTGAGCACAGCGCTCGAGATGCTGGCCAGCGAGGAGGTGCAGGAGAAGTTCCAACTCCTCCCCCTCGAAGACCAGTTGGCCTTCACTTGGCGGGCTGGCTGGCTCAAGAAGGCCCACGTCCACCAGATAACCCCGCAGGGCGACTGGTGGTCGATCTGGCTGATGCTGGCAGGCCGTGGAGCCGGGAAGACCCGCACAGCCGCCGAACAGGTGGGCTGGTGGGCATGGGAGATGCCCGGGACACGCTGGCTGGTCTCCGCCCCCACGAGCGCCGACGTGCAGGGCACCTGCTTCGAGGGTGACTCGGGCCTGCTGTCCGTCATCCCGTCCTACCTGATCAAGCAGTACATCAAGGCCCCGCGCCCGACCCTGACGCTGATCAACGGCTCGATCCTGATCGGCATCCCTGCCAGCGAGCCTGAGCGCTTCCGGGGGCCGCAGTTCCATGGGGCTTGGCTGGACGAGTTGGCCGCGTGGGAGTACCTCCAAGAGGCGTGGGATCAGATCCAGTTCGGTGTGCGTCTGGGCGCGAAGACCCGCACGATCTGCACCACCACCCCGCGCCCGAAAGACCTGATTCTCGAGTTGATTGCCCGTGAGGGTGACGACGTGGTGCTGACCACCGCCTCGACCTACGCCAACATCGACAACCTGTCGGCCAACTTCCGCAAGCAGATCCTCCAGTACGAGGGCACCAAGCTGGGCCGTCAGGAGATCTACGCCGAGATCATCGACCCCGAAGAGGGCGGCATCGTCAAGCGCGAGTGGTTCAAGCTCTGGCCCGATAGCCGCGAGTTCCCCAAGTTCGAGTACATCATCCAGTCCTACGACTGCGCCGCCACCGAGAAGACCCAGAACGACCCGACAGCGGCCACGACGTGGGGCGTGTTCAAGCCGCAGGATGGCCCGATGTCCGTCATGCTGATCGATGCGTGGCAGGACAGGCTCCAGTACCCAGACCTGCGCCCCAAGGTGATCGACGAGTACGACATCGTCTTCGGCGAGGGCAAGGACAGAAAGCGCGTCGACCTGATCCTGATCGAGGACAAGAGCGCCGGTCAGGCCCTGATCCAAGACCTGCAACGCGCCCACCTGCCCGTCATGCCGTATAACCCCGGCAGGGCCGACAAGGTGCAACGCCTGAACATCGTCTCCCACATCATCGCCCGGGGCCGGGTGTGGATCCCTGAGTCGAGCAAGCGTAAGGGGTACGTCAGGGACTGGGCCGAGGGCTTCGTGAGCCAGATCTGCTCCTTCCCCGAGACGACCCACGACGATCTCGTGGACACCTGCTCGCAGGCCTTGCGCTGGTTGCGCGACGCTGGCTGGCTGGATGTCGACCCACCACCACGCGACGACTACGACGAGGACGACTATGTCGACAGCGGTCGTGGCAAGCGTGTCAACCCGTACGCCGCATGACCATGAGCTACGGGTGCCACAACCGTCGGGACTACAGGCCGCGCTACTTCGTGCAGGACGGCTGGTGGCACGACGGCTCGACCCGCACGGCAAGGATCGCGCAGGTGCCGCACGTCCTGAGCATCGACTGCCAGTACACGAAGAGCGACCTTGGCCAATCCGACGCGCAGTGCCATGGATGCAGGCATCGCAAGGATGGACTTGACAAGGCGTCGACGGTATGATTGCAACATCTATCACACGAGGCGGGGCATATGGATGATCGAGTTCCAGAACTGAAGCCTTATGACCCGACCATCCGGGAAAGGCTGTCGTCAGGCCTTCAGTCAGGTCTTGAGGCGCTGGGGATGAAGCGATACGGCGCACGACGCCCCGCACAGACTGTCACCGGCGGGCCGAGTTCCAACTTGCCGCTGGGCATGGGAGCCGCCGACTTCGTGCCGTTTGTGGGCACAGGCCTACAGACCGAGGAGGCCGCGAGAGACCTCGGTAAGGCCTACCAATCAGCCAAGCAGGGTGACTATGTCGACGCCGCCGTTGAAGGCGGCTTTGGCCTTCTGGGCATGGTGCCCGGGGTTGCCGCCACCGCCAAGACCATGCGAGCCGCAGGCAAGACAGCGCCCAAGGCCGTGCCCAAGGTCGAGGCCGCACCCAAGCTCAACATCACCAAGCCTGAGGCCCTCAAGCCCATGGCCGCACCAGATCAACCCAAGCTGAAAGGCAAGTATGAAACTACCCAAGAAGGCCCATATTACCGAGTCCGCCCGACAGGCGATGAAGCGAGCGGACGACGCCCTGTCGGCATACACGAAGAAGTACGGCCAGCCCCAGAAGGCGGATCAGGATCAGTTGGAAGCGAGCTTCCGCAGTCAGTATCGGACGAACAGATCCGGGAGATGATGGCCGACCCGGGCAACTTCGTGCGCAAGACAGCGGACGACTATGCCCAGCGGTACACAGGCTCACCCTACGAGCTACCCAAGATCCCCGAATCCTCGCTGGCCAAGCAGTCGGCCATCGGTCGCACCTTCCAACTGGCCGCAGAGGACGACCCCAAGTACAAGAGCGCGGTCTTCGATGCGTACGCCAAGAAGTACCCTGACCTCGTCGAGAGCACCGGCGCACAGAACTACGACCAACTGATGGAGGCGGCATACCGCCAGTTGGCCATGGAGACGGAGAAGCAGTTCCGCTCCCTGCCCATCAACATGTCCTACCACCGCCAAGGCGAAGGCAACTACACCTCGAGCGGGCAGATGCTCAAGGACATCTACGGCAACCGCCACATGTACGTCTACCAAGGCGGTGACCCACACGACTTCCTCAACGCCATCGACCCGCAGACCGGCCTGAACACCAACGAGATGTTCCGGGCCGTTCACGACTTCTATGGCCACGCCATCCATGGCAACCAGTTCGGCCCCAAGGGTGAAGAGGTGGCATGGGCCGCGCACAGCAAGATGTTCTCCCCGCTGGCCCGCATCGCCATGACGAGCGAAACCCGTGGCCAGAACTCCTTCGTCAACTACACCCCGCTCAACGCCGAGTTGAAGGCCCAGATCAGCAAGCTGGACGAGGCCATCATGGACGCCAAGCGCCACCGCCGCACTGAGGACGTGAAGATGCTCGAGGAGGCCAAGAAGGGTGTCTGGGCCGAGTTCCAGTTCGCGCCCCAGAAGAGCGTGATCCTGCCGCCCGAGTACCTCGACCTCGACTACAAGGGCGGCATGCCCGGGTACATCCAGCCCCTGATCAAGCCCGAGGCAGGCACGACCGCCGCTTCGCAACTGACCCACTTCAGCCACAGCCCCGACATCGAGATCATTGACCCCAGCCGGTACGGCACGGGCATCAAGGGCCGCGAGATGGAGCGCCTGACAGGCTCGATGAACCCGGTGATGGAGCGCTCCTACTTCTACACCGGCGAGCCGGGTTCCGTGCGTCCTGAGCCGGGGCTGGGCATCCACCGCTACGGTGCCCGCAGTGAGGGCCTGTACGACGTGTCCGCCGACCCCATGAACTTCCGCAAGCTGGCCACCGAGGCCAACCGCACACCGTTCACGGCCAAGTACAACCAAGGCGTGACCGACCCGACCCAGAGCTTCACCGACGTGGAGCGCTTGGCCAAGGAGTACGGCTACGAGGGCCTGATGAACCCACAGCAAGGCACAGCCATCATGTACAAGCCCACGCCCGTCCAGCGCTACTCGTGGGGCGGCTTTGTCGAGCAACCGCAGGGCGTCGTTGCACCCTACAACACCACGCCCGACATGGCCGACGGTGGCCGGATCTACCCCGACAACGAACTGAACAACTACGCCGCCGGTGGGCTGGCGCACTTCGACAAGGGTGGCCGCGCAAAGCAGGAGGTCAAGGACTGGCTCCGTGGGGCCATCGACAGCCTGACCAAGAAGTTCGCCGACGACGCCTCGAAAGCGAACACAAAGCCAATCGCAACCGAATCGGATGCAAGTAATAATGTTCTCAGAAGCTTAAATCCAACGGGTTTAATTTTTACTGAATACAACCCTCAGCAACGAGCAATTCAAAAACTCGGCCCAAATATCACAAGATACGATATTACAGGCAATTTAAATCCAGACTCACTTGTTGAGATATATAGAGGCGTTCCAAAGGGTGTAAAAAACATTAATGCGGGCGATTTTGTTACAACAAATAAACAACTAGCCAAAGATTACGCTGGTACTGGAGTTGTTATTACAAAAAAAGTGCCGGCAAGTCATTTACTTGATGATGTTACGGAGCCATTGGGCGAAGAATATATATACCGACCATTTAAGTCGGAGGCGATCCCCGACTATCGAACCCAGAAAAAGAAGGGCGGTGCCGTACGATCCGGCCTGTCCGCCTTAGAACACGCGAGGGCATAACCCATGGCCACAGAATTTCCAATCGAACAAGACTACAACCGCTTCATTGACGGCCAGCCGGATGACGCAGGCGCAGAAGAGGGCGGCGTTGAAGTCGAAGTCGATCTCGACGACAGCGAGCTTGAGGAGCTACCCGACGGCTCAGTCGTCGTCCACATGGACACCAAGGGGCCGATGGAGAACGAGGACTTCTACCAGAACCTCGCAGACAGCGACTCCATCGACCTGCTCGACCTCAAGGGCATGGCCCTGCGCTACATCGAACTGGTCGAGAAGGACAAAGAGGCCCGCAAGCAACGCGACAAGCAGTACGAGGAGGGCATCAAGCGCACCGGCATGGGCAACGACGCCCCCGGCGGCGCGACCTTCAGTGGTGCCAGCAAGGTGGTTCACCCGATCATGGCCGAGGCCTGCATCGACTTTGCCGCCCGCGCCATCAAAGAGATGTTCCCGCCTGATGGCCCGACCAAGACCAAGATCTTGGGCGACATCGATGAGGAGAAGACCGCCACCGCCGAGCGCAAGCGCGACTTCATGAACTGGCAGTTGACCGAGCAGATCGAGGAGTTCCGCGACGAGCAAGAGCAACTGATGACCCAGTTGCCGCTGGGTGGCTCGCAATACCTCAAGCTCTGGTACGACGACAAGAAGAAGCGCCCCTGTGCGCAGTTCTTGCCCATCGACAACGTGCTCCTGCCCTTCGCCGCTGGCAACTTCTACACGGCCCAGCGCGTGACCGAGGTGGACGACATCAGCGAGTACGAGTTCAAGCGTCGCATCGCCTCTGGCCTGTACCGCGACTCGAACTACATCCGCTCGTCGATGGATCCCGAGCCGACCGCCGCGCAGAAGGCCACCGACAAGGTCGAGGGCAAGTCGCCCAACGACAACGAAGACGGTGTGCGCCGGGTCTACCACATCTACTGCTGGCTGGAGTTGAAAGGCGACAGCTACACCAAGGGCGAGATGGCCCCGTATATCCTCATGATCGATGAGATGGAGACCGAGGTGATCGGTCTGTATCGCAACTGGGAAGAGGGCGACGAGACG